CTTTTTTATTATTATAAAAAATATAACTTAGCTGAAGCTTAGGTTACCTGAAGTAACTTCTACTTTTTCTAGGTAGTCAGCTGCGTTACCAAGTGACGAAGCTGTGTTTGATAGTTCCACATAACCGTAACGAGTCATGAAGCTCACGACTGGCTCGAATGTATCTGGATCTAGAACAACACCACTGCTCATTAACGGAATGTATGGGCAGTAGAACGCTGCTGCGTCTGATTCTGATGAACCTTTGTAACCAACAAGTACATCGTCGTCGTCTGCATATGTGTTAACATAAATGCGCATTGCGTTGTTTAGTGTACCAACCATTTTTGTGTTTGTTGGTGCTTCAAATGAACCTTCAGTTGTACGTGCAAACGCTGAAGTTGTTGCTGATTGTAGTACAGTTAAGATTGCTGGTGATACAACTGCCCAGTTACCTGCACCACGGCGTGTACGCTGTGCAATGCGGTTTGCTGCACGGTTAACTAGAACCGCTAGTGCTGCATGTTCGTCACCGACGAATGTTGCTGTACCAGAAACTGCTGCTTGGTTGTATGTATCTGTACCTGTACCTGCTAGTGTGCTTAGGCTACGTAGTACTTCTTGGTCGATTTCAGCAGTAATCTCTTGAGCAAGTGCTGCCATGATTTCTGCTTCTACGTCGATACCATGCTGTGACTGAGCGTCTTGAGCTGCTTCGAATGTCCAACGTGCGCTTAGTTTGCGTGATTTGGCTTCGACTGTTTGCTTCAAGATTTGGATGCTTAGTCTGTTACCAGCTGCACCTTCTTTTGCTGCTGTTGCGTCTGCTTTACCATTTGCATTACCTGAATAACCTTCAGCAATTTTAAATGGTGATAGAGCTTCTTCACCAGCTGCTGCGCTTCCGCCTGACGTGCCTGTATAGCTATCAGCATAACGTACACGTAGTGTGTGGATTTGACCCACTGGACCAGTCATTGGCTGAACACCAACGATTTCGTTAGCAATCACTGTTGGCATAACACGTCTGATCACTGGTAGGATCACACGGTTAAGTGTTGCTACGTTACCTGCAGAAGTTGCACCCGCTGTTGCTGTCTCCATCAAATGCTTACGAGTATTTTCAAGAGTTGTTTCCATAACAGCTTTTTTGTTGCCTGAAAGGCCTTCAACAAGGGCACCTTTGGTCTACTGCCAGCGACTTTCTAATAGTTCTGACATAATGTTTCTCCTTTATAATCCAGCTAGACGCTTAATATCAATAACATTTCTGTCAACTGCGTCTGCTTCATTACTGAACTTTTGTTTTCTGTTGCCTGTAATTTCTTTGCCTTCTGTAAGTGGTGCCTTCTGCTTTGCTGGGCTCTTACCATCAATAACTGATGGTAGGTATTTGTCAAACGATTCACGTAGTTTCTTCGTTTGAACTGTTTCCAGTAAATCTGTCATGATTTCACGCTGGTCTTTACCTAATGGTGCAACCAACTCGTTCATTACTTTTGTACGCTCTTGCGCTTCAACTAAACGAGCTACTTCAGCATCTTTTGTTTTTGCAATATCTTTAGCTTTGTTAGCTAAATCTTTTGCTTCTGATAGTAGTTGATCTTTAGCAGCAAGAACTTTTAATAGTTTTTGTGTTTCAGATTTTTCATTCAAATGCGATGACATATATTCATTTGCAAATGCTTCAAAAATCTTACGTCCAAAATCATTTCGACGTGCTGAGTCAATATCTTCTTTCAACTGTAATATTTCACCTGTTAGTGCTTTTTCAACAGTTTCAGAAATCATTGCAGCACTTTTTTGAATGAAAGTTGTTTTAACTTTATTCAAATGGTCTTTGCTTTCACGTACTAAACGTACTTTTGTTTCAGCAAGGTCTTTTTTGTCTTCTTGGAACTCCGCAATTTCACCTGCAAGTTGTTCTACAACAAACTCTTCTAGTACAGAAAACTTACTAGCCATAGCCTTTTGGTCTTCATGTAGTTCGTTAACTTCTTTTACTAGATTTTCAGTAACAAATCTTTGTAACAGACTTGCATTTTCCTTCATTGCAACTGCATATTTTGCTTTCTGTTCTGCAAGTTGTTTACGATCTTCGTGGAACTCTGCCATTTCTTCAGCTAGTTTTTCTGTAACTAGTGAATCAACAGCTTCAACCATTACACCTTTGTCGTGCTCATATTTACTTGCAAACTCTTCACGCAACTCAGCAGTAACAGCTACACGATTTTCTTTGACTTTTGCATCAAAAGCTTCTTGAATTTCGGCAGCCATTGCTTCGGTTATTGCTTCGCTCTCTAAAAGGGATTTAAGTGCTTCCATTTTTTTCTCCTTTTATTGGAGCCTGTCTATTATATTTAATAGACTCTCTTTAATATATTTTTTTGCCTTTGGATCGCCTGTTACTTCTTTAGAAGTTAATAATGCCTTGTATCCACCTCTTTCGTTCATAATATGTTCGTAAATAGGTGTAGGATACGCACCAGGGGCGCTGGGCTGTGCCACAACGTCCACAGTGATTATTTCAAATCCGGCAACGTTTCCGCTGCCGTCAACTTCTCCACTTCCTCTAGATGAGACACCTAGTTTAACGCCGCTTTCTAGCATTGTTTTAACTAGGCCTCCCATCGGAGTAGGTAGGATTTTTAATTTTCCGTAACCGTTTGGACCGTCCATCCACATTTCTGTTACCATGTGACATACACGATCGAGGTTTATGTTAAGTCCTTCAGGATGATCTACTTCGCCTAAAACTGAGTATCCACCGGCTATCTGCTCATTGAGCGTGGTGACAGCCCTGCCAATTTCTTCTACGGGATAAACACGCTGATTAGCGTTTTTAACGCCGCCTTGAATACAAATACCTTTCATGTAAAGATCTTTGCCTTCGTTGGCAGACTCAACGACCATTCTAGCTTGGTCAAAACTTAGATTTTCACGTAGTTGAAACATCTATCAGTCCTTACTTTTTAGCTGCCAATAGGTGATTTTTTATTAGCTGCGTTCTCTGGCTTGCCCTTTTTCTCAGCGCCGTGGCCAGGTTCTGTTTTAGTGCCTGATTTGGCACTTGTACCGCCTTTAACATTTCTGTTACCTGCGTTATCTTCTTTTGTAGTTGGTGCTGCTAAGCCG